AGCCAGCAACACCACCAGTGGTCGTGCCGTTTAAGTTGATAAAGTCGTTAGCGGCGGCGGCTGAAAAGCCAACCAAAGCGGCTCCGTCTGAATCAACGTCATTCATAACGATTGTGCCAATGTATTTGTCAGTGCCGTTAGTACCAATCTTTAAGGAGCTTGTAGAGATGGTAGTAGGAACCCAGATAGTGTAAACAACGCCTTCGTTATTGATTGTGTTGGGGTCTTGGCCGGGGCCGGATGTAACGGGGTTAGATGAAACATTGATTGCGGGCAAAGTCAATGTCAGTGCCGCTGCCAAAGAACCACCAATAGAAATGATGCGACCACCATGAGCCTCTGGGCTTAATGTGGTACTTGCTGTGATTTCAACAGTAGTAGCTGGGCCTTGTTGATAAATGCCGCCCAATGAACGAACTGGGCCTTGAAACGTGGTACGTGCCATGATATGTGTCCTTACATACAAGTTAAGTGCATTAGTCTGTATGTCGTCAGCCGGGACTGTCTAATGCACCGGAAAGCCCGGATTAATATGTTTATACCACCACAATAAATCTAATGCAAGAAAAAAGGGAGCCGAAGCTCCCTCTTTTTTTAGACCTATTAGGCTCCGGGTGAACCGAAGATGCCCAAAGGATCTGACACACCGAAGCTATAACGCTCACGGGCTTTGTAACGAACGTTACCTGTGTCAAAGTCACCATCCATGCCAGTAGACATGGGAGTACGCACAAAGTGCTTCAAGCCGTTAGGCACATCTGTCAACAGGAACCAAGCATTGGTGTCTGTCAAGAAGTGGTTAACGGTATAGCCTTCAGGAATTGAACCATTGTTCTTCAATGCGTTGATGTCATTGTCGGCTGTAGAAACACGGAGTTCGGTTTCCAACAAACGAGTAGCAACGAACATCAAAGAAGGAGGAACAATCAACTTCTTAGGCTTAGCGGCGATCAGCAAACTACGCTCATCTGTCCAAGCAGCGATCTGAATAACAGCGTTTTCCAACGATGTTTCATTCAAGTCAGCAGCGGTAGATGGAGTGTTACTGTTAGTACCACCAGAAACCAAGGGGTGAGCAGTAGAGCAAAGCACCACGCCGTCGCCGTATGTTGGGCCACCGCTAAAAGCGTTGTTCAACACATAAGCAGCTTTAACTTGCTTGGTGTAAGCCATACCACGGGCCAAAGCCTTGGTATAACGTGAAGACAGGCTGTCGTACAAGTTATCTTCCACGGCTTCCTCTGTGATGGAGAAGCCCATCGCAATGGTTTCGTGGACATAACGTGCAGTCCATGCTTCCTGTGCATTGTCATAAGCGATGGCAGAACCCTCGTTTTTGACTGGTGCAGCAGAGAAACCTGACAGTTTTGTCTCTTCTTCGAAGCTACGCTCTGATGTCTCAGTTTCGTAGATCTCTTTGTGCTCTTCGCCGTATTTAGCATACTCTAAGCCAAACAAAGCATTCAAGCCGGGGAGCAACTCTTTAAGTAGCTGTGCGCGTGAAATAGCCATTTGTTACTCCTTAAACACCAGTGGTGTTGTTGTACTGCGCTGTGTTGATCTTTACGATGAACTCGTAATAAGTCGTAGCGGCAGTTGTTGCAGGGCCTGTGGCTGTGTCAGGTACGACATCAATCACGCGAATAGGCAATGTATTAGTAGTGTTGGCGGAAGAACCGTCAATACCATAGTACGAATCGCCAGTGGTTGTAGAACCAACGTTAGCAACCAAAGCCACGTTAGAACCAACAATCGTGCGGGCATAAGCCGTAGGAGTGGTGGAACCAGCGACAGTAGCGCAAACACGGAACGCTGCACTAGGATCATCCACAACAAAAGCCAAAGCCATGTTTGTTGAAGTTGAAGTAGAAGCAGGGTAGTTCTGTGCGAACGTAGGCTGACTCAAAGAGTTGATGTAAGAACAACCAACCAACACGCCAACGATCTTACCGGAATCGGTAGTATTCGCTGCAACGATGTAACCGCTTGTGTCCACTTGCACGGTATCACCGTTCAAGATTGCAGTAGCGTAGGAAGGTGCGATTGGGATTTGACGGATCGCTCCGGCGTAGGGTAGACCATCCAGTCGGTTGACTGGCTTGAAACCATACGTCTTATCAATCGTGGGATATGCCATTTAAGACTCCAAGAAGATTAAAGACCTTTTCCGAAAGTGACTGTGGACTTACGTTCTTTGAACATAGGCATCCGTGGATCATTTTCGCGCATGTAAGTATTATCTACTGAAGCCATTTGAGCTTCCGACTGTTGCCGGTAGTACTCATTTCGCTGTTCAGTAAACTCTACTGGGGTTTTGCAAAGTAATAAACCACCGACTTCAACGCTATCTGGAAACTGTGCGTTGCCGCTAGATCCAAACAAACGGATTTCAGGATGGTCAGAAGCCTTTACAGGTTCCCAGCCTTCACGCAGTTTTGAAGAGATGTTGGTAGCGTCTGCTTTATTCAAGGAGCTAACACGGATCCAACGGAAAGCATAGCCCGGCTCTGGATGAGGATCAGGCAAAAGCTGGGGCGGCATCCAATGTTTTGGACGGGCAACAGCCTCACGGCTTTCAGTATCACGTTTAGCACGAGTTTGAGTTTCAGACATATCATTCACCTTTTCTTAATTCTGCAATTTTTTGAGCCATTAGTTCGTGGGATACGCCGAACTTTTTAGCCATCGTTACCTGAAATGGAGTGAGCCGAATCTTGGAAGATGAGGTGCTCCGTGTCGCAGGTGCGACGACATTCGATTTTTGACGAGGAGCGGATTGACTCTGTTGAGTGTCCGATTCGTTGTTGTCCAGACCGAAGTTCTCTGGAAACACTTGGCGAATACGCGAATTAAGTCGCGTGTAATATTCGTCGGAACTAGGGTCAATGCCATTCTTAATGAGCTTGGTATGCAAGCCCAGAGCAAAGCTGGTCATCTCATCATCGCTGCCGAACCAAGAATTCTCGCTTTGCCATCTAGCAGCTTTAGGGTCTGCTTGTGGTTGACGAGGGACTTCCCTAGGTGCGATTTTTACTTCATTTTCTTCCTTTTGTAAAGCAGGTCGAAAATTATTTACTCTTTCCATTTTAATTTTGGCAGAAGTTAATAACTCCTGAGCCTCAACTAAAGCGTCAGAATCACCTGATTCATAAGCATTTTTATAGCGTCGTTTGGCTTCGTCTACCTCATTAGAAACTACCTTTTTAGCCTGCTCTAATAATGCTGACTGCCCCTCAGATAATGAACCTTTGAGCTTTTTATTCTCTTCGGCCACAGATTGGGCAAAAGCAATAGCCTCCTCCCGCTCGCGAGCAGCTTCCTCAGCACGGCGACGCTCACTGTGAAAACCAGACTGAAGGTCAGCTATACGCTTCTTTACCTTTTCGTCATACTTTTCCAGTTCATCATCATCTTTGTCAGATTCTTTTTTATTAGAGACTTGAATCTCTACATCTACTCCACCATCGTCCTCAACGGCAGGTTTCTTTTCTTCATCAGGAAAAGAGAATTCTTCTTTATTAAGATTTTCCATAGACTACTCCTTAATAGTTAGGTCGCTGAATTCCACGGGGATCCTGAACAACTGCCTCAACGCTGTCATCGTTGATTAGTCGCCACTCGGTACCGTGTATTTTCATTCGCGTCCCAGTATTAGGTCGCGTAATGATGAAATCTCCAACTTTGCATGAAGCTCCTGAAGGAAATCGTTTTTCGTCTTTAAAAGCGTCAGGGCCAATTTTGGCCACAAACAAGACGGGAGAAAGCAATTCTTCATGTTGCATTGCGGTAGAAGACTTTAAAATGCCAGTTTCGCTATATTCATCTTCTGCTTTTGGAAGCATGCAAAGTATGTGATAAGTAGCGGGATCGGGCACTTGTCGTGCTTTTTCTTCTGGTTCTTTGTTTAAAAGCCCAGACAGATCAACAGCAGACACATCAAATTCACTCATCGTCATCATCCTTAATTTTTCTTAAAAGGTCATTCAACTCATACTGCGCGGTTCGTAGACCCTTAATTACTCCGCACATTCCCTTGTAATCAGCGTAGTCTTTAGCCACGCCGTCACATAAAGACCCAGTTACATCTTGAACCCGCTCATTAATTTTTTGGTTCAAGACTTCGAATATCTTCAATTCCATGATGCACCTCTATTGGTTTAAAAGTAGTAATGTCGTAGTTAGCCGACTTACACCATACTCGTGCAAAGTTGCAGTCCATTCTTAATGGACACGCCTCGCACTTGGCATTTTTCGTACTAATGTTATTTCCGTGGTTTCTGTATAAATAAAGAACTTTAGGTAATCGCGCCGCAGGAAACTTCTCAACAATTTGCATAAACAAATCGCCATCTGCACAGCCATTAGTACTAGCCAGCTTCTCGTTGTAACCTTGGATGTGCTGCATTACATCTGAGCGGTACATTCCAAAATGTCTCCACCCGTGTTGATGTAATTTGTTGGGATCAAATGTAGGACTTGGGGAATAGTGCTCGACTTCACCCTTCTTACCTATCTGGGCAAAGTCTGAGTAAATGAATTTAACGTCTGGTAGCTGGTCAAAAGCCAGCATCATCTCCTCAATGGCATACCTTTCAAGCATGTCATCGCTGTCAAAATGAGCATAAAAGTCCCCTTTTGCAAGCCCAGAAAGCTTCAACATTGTGCTGTTATAGCCAATATTTACCCCATTTTTGTGGACTTTTATGCGTTTATCACCCCTAGATAACACCTCCGCTAGCTCCCAAGTACCATCAGTAGACCCATCATCAAGAATTATCAGTTCCCAATTCTTATAAGTCTGCTTTTTTGCGCTATCTATAGCGTTTTTGATGTAAGCCACGTTGTTATACGCAGCCATTAGTAGGGAAACTAGCGGTTTAGTCATTTAGCCTCGTGTCATTTTGGTAATAACATCAGCTTTAAGCTTTTGTTCAGTCTGTTTCTGCTGGGATTGCAGTCTCATAGACTCTCTTTCGCTCTCTGCCTTGATCCTCTCAGCATCAATGGCCAATCTAGCCTGAGCTAAAGCCATATCAGCCTGATCTTTTGCAGTTTTGCGCTTAAGTTCCTCTGCTTTTATCTGCAATTCAGCCTGTTGCATCTGAATAAGCGGATCCTGAGCTTGTTGTTGAGCCTGTTTCTGCTGAGCTTGAGCCGTATTGCTCTGTAAAAGCTGGGCACTTGCCTCTGCAATGAGCTTTGACAACTGAACTTCCACATCTTCTGGCAGTTTTTCGTTTGGAGGAGGCAGTGGAACGCCCATTTGCTCTTCAATCTTGCGTCTGTACAAGAATCCTAAGTGTTCAGCGATGTGAGCTTGAATAGCCGCCATCATTTGTTGAGCCATAGGGTTCTGCCCCATCGTTGCAGCGATCATTGGGTCTTGCATAAACGTAGTATGAGCTGCAATGTGAGCATCTTGATCCTGATAGATAAACGCTTTAGTAGGTTCGCCCTTCAAGAACGCCATGTTTTCGCTAATAGGATCTCTTGGCTCTTCATCATCTGGAGTCGGAACCAATTTCTCACCATTCTTAATACCCAAAACCTCAATCATTTGTCTATGAAGATTAGGTAAGTTGTAAATCTGAGGAGCTTGCTGCGCCATTTGCATCACAGCTTGATACTGCATGATCCTCTGAGCCATCGTCGAGCTATTAGGATCTGATACAGGAATGACATCCACCATGTCATAGTCTTCCTGCTTAGCCATCCTCGTGCCAGAAGTAGGTTCGTACTCATACTCTGTAGGAGCGTAGTCACGAATGATCGCTTTTAAGATCTTAAACTCTTGCTTCATAGCGTAGTGAACCCGCGCCTGAACAGCAGACATCGTTTTCAACTGACGCTCTAACAAAGCTAACGTCGTACCCACAGGAGAATTAGCAGACATATCACTGATGTTCATATCAGCAATAGATCCCAAACGTCTACCCTCTTCAGTGACCTTATCCAACAACATAGACAATACTTGTGATGGCTCCTTATAAGGAAGCATCATGATGTTGTCTTTGATAGACCCACTAGGTACGTCTACATCCCTGAACTCGCCGGGAGCAATAGGTGTGTCGTCACCTTTAACTCGGAGACCTCTAGACTTTAAGCCGCCGGGCAGATTGCTTAATGTGCCAGCATCAATGAGTTGCCTAATAAGAGAAGTGCCGGCCCGGGCATAACCACCAATAAGATGTATGAAACCAAAGCCATAAGCACCAAAGCCGGGTACATAATCGTACTGAACAAAGTGTTGACGTTTAAGACGCTTCTTATCTGATTCATTCCAGTTCCTATAAATAGACAGAACTTTATTAGTCCCAACGTCAATCGTGATGATGTAAGGTAATGCAATACCGTCTTCATCTTCATAGCCGGGTAAGTCATAGTCAACTTGAATCTCATAAATCTGGTAGCGGTCGTCATCGGTTACTGAGTAACCCTGTTCATCCGCTTTCTTTTTTTCTACATCAGTATGTAAGTTACTAGGCTCTCCAAGATCTACATCAGTATAAAAACCTGCAACCTGTAGTTTCTTTAACTCATTCTTAGACTTACGCATGATGTGCGTAACTCTCTCAGCAGTCCTAGAACTACTAGAGCCATAAGGAATAATCACATCCTCGGCAGGAACATAGACAGAGGTTTGTCTTCCTAAAGAGGGGTCGTAGTAAACCTTCTTAAAAGCTGAGCCGGCTAATCCTAAATTAAACAACATTCTCTCGTGCTCAGGGCGATACTCAGGCATCTCCTCTGTAAGCTTGTAGTTCATGTCCTCTTGGACGCGAGCAGCCGCCTCAGTTTTAAGACGGTCAATTGCACCGATAATTTCTGTTTTGACCGGGCCAGCAGCTGGGAACGTTTCAATGATAGTCTCACTTTGGAAACGAACAGCCGCCTCGGTGAGTATGGTTGAGAATACGCCACAAGCGCCATTCCAAGGCTCAGTCCTCTCTTCATACTTCATCCCCAAAACATCTAAACCCTTGACATACATCTCCACCCAGTCTTTACGAGATGTCACATCACTAGACACCTCTTCTACCAGATCAGAGCCAATCGTAGCTAGTACGCTGTCATCTATAAATTCAGCTAAGTTGTCGTCAAACTCATCCCCACCACCAGACGGAGGAGTCAAATCAATCTCAATCCCATCTATCTCAATAGACATAGATTCAGGATTTTCAACTTCGATTTCAATTTCTGGGCCTTCCAGAGCTTCAATACCCTGTGGCATTTCGTATAAAGATTTTTCCATGAGAGCCTCAATAGTAAACGTGCTTCTTTCTGAAGCCGATTAGATCTTCACGCTCATCCGAATCGAGCCGCAAAAATCCACCTTGTCTGAAACGAATTAGTCCTTGTACACAAGCATCAACCAAGTCATCATGGTCTGCGTTCGGAAACGCCGCCATCTGCTCAACTAACTCGTGCGCCCACCTCGTATCAGGTGCCCATACTTTACCCGACTTGAACAAATCAGTCACCGAATTTAAACGCACAAACTTGTCATTTCCTCTAGACGGGGTGTATTCACTCACCACAATCCCCATCCGTCTTAATTCAAATATCAACGGTGCTCCTGCGGCCTTAGCCTCCACAACAAAAGCATCCGGCTCCCAATCTTTATAATGATTAAATGCCTTTTCCTTCAGTTCAGGAAACTCCATCCGCTTTTGGAAAGCATCCAACAAAATAATATTTATATCCTCTGGGTTCTCATTTAAGTGAAAAACGCCAAGGGTCACGCAGGCGGAATAGTCTGATCGCTCATTCTTAGTAAAAGCCGTATCCCAACTCTGAATAATAAATTCACACTTAGGAGGATCCTCATGCTCCCAAATCTTCCACCACTCTCGCTTAACTAAAGCACCCTCTTCTCCCGTAGGGTTCTGCTGATACTGAGCATTCCACTTACTAGGAGGAAGCTCATCTCTCAAAGCAGAGAGTTCTTCTAAGCTCCAAAACTCTGGCCATAAAGGATTACCACTAGGCATGATCGCAGGTAGCTCTATAACCTCCCACTCTTCACCTTTATCCCTACTTGCTGCATCCTTAATGATCCTACCAGTCAGGTCTTTCTCCGACCATCTGGTCATTACGACAACAATAGTACCTCCCGGTTGGAGTCGTTGTCTAGGGCCAGAGGTATACCATTCATAAATCTTGTCAAAGACCGTCGGGTCTCCCTGAGCTAAAGCCGCTTCTTGTTCAGAATGCGGATCGTCAATAATCAAAAGATCCGCACCCTTACCAGTAACAGTTCCTCCAACGCCAATAGCGAAGTATTCTCCGCCGCCATTAGTAGCCCACCTACCAGCAGCTTTACTGTCCTGTCTCAAACTTACATTAGGAAAGATCTTTGAGTACTGTTCAGAATCAACTAAGTTCCTAACCTTCCGGCCAAAGCCCACAGCTAGATCAGCCGTGTTTGAACATTGAATAACCTTCTTATTAGGAAACTTCCCAAGAAACCACGACGGGAGCAGGTAACTAGCAAACTCTGACTTTGTATGCCGAGGAGCCATGTTAATAATTAATCTCTTAATCTTCCCATTAGCAACGTCCTCAAACTTCTTAGCCATTAAAGAATGGTGTCTTCCAGAAACGAAACCGGGCCACATCGTCTTGATATAGTCCATAAAAGACACCTGCGCCTTCTCCCGCACAAGCGCACTCTTATAGTCCTCCACCTCCGCTAAGAACAAATCCTTCTCGTTCTCCGGCAAACTATCAATCAATTCTTCCAGCTTCACTCAAGGTTCCTGAAGTTTATATACACAGGTCTAATCGTCCTGCCCTGTCTATCCACCTTCTTTATAACACCTATATTCACAAGCCGCTTAATTATCTTAGAAGTATTTGACATACTCATCTTGCCCCTCTGATGAGCTATATCCTTAAGACTGGGACTAAACCCATACCTCTTCCACCACTCATCAATAATCAAAAACACTTCCTTCTGCACCGGGGTCATATCTACCTCCATACATTCATTGAACGTCATGTCACTTTTACGTGACACCATTTTCTTATTTATCTGTACTTTTAAAAACCGCATAAAACTTTAAATTTTTCTAGAAAACTTTTAATTTTTCTACATCCTAGAAAACTTTAAATTTTTCTAGAAATTTTTTGTAGAAAACTTTTAATTTTTCTAGGCCGGGGTGTCTCCCCTAAAAGGGTGGGTGGGTGTCCCGCTGGAAACTTTTTCTGGGGGTGGGGACTCATCAATAATCAAATCTTGTTGGGTTGATTCGGGTGGAATAGTATGTATAGGATCTTGGGACTCCGCAACGCCATTCGGGGGGGTCGGGAGTGGGTGGGTCTCGCCCGCTAGCTCGCGCAAAAGGGTGTCCGCCTCTACGAACGTGACATCCTCCGCGCCCGCGTTCAGCATCTCCCGCAGTTGCCCCATGATCTTGGCTTTGGTGTCCTCGCTTGAGCGTATCGTCCTGATCTCCTTACGCTCAGTGAAAGCCGCGACCTCTGTCACTGTGCCGAGTACCTTAGCCGCCGCTACTTTGGTGGATTGTTTGGCCTTTGGGTCAATCACTACTTGCACGAGGGATTGGATTACAAGCTCGCGTAAAGCCGCAGGGGTACGATGTTTAGCCCCCTCTAAAGCCAGCTTGTAATGCTCGGCCTCTAGGATGATCCTTGGATCTTTGGCTAGCGTATAAGGATCTTTGGCCAGACTGCTTGGCTTGGCATCTTGCTTGTAAGCCCTTCTGTACGACTCTGCCTTGCTTGTCCCCTTCGCAAGCTCGCGGGCGAACGCTTGTTGCTTCCCTGTTAACGCTTTACCCGCTACGCCTAAAAGCTCGGTCATTGGGACTTGTTCTAGTCCTTCCCTTATCTGCTTTCTGCTTAGTGTTTTCATCTCTGTGTCTCTCCTACTTGATTGGGGGAATGGGAAGCAAAGCCGCCCCGCTTCGCTAGTTCCTTACGGGCGCGATTGGAACAGAAAAATTTAAAGTTTTCTACCCCTTTTAGGCAGCTTGTTTTTGTAATTATTTTGTGTTCAAAATGAATTATTGAATCACTGCACTTTTGAAACCAAAAGGATTACATAGGGAAAATACCTAGCGTTGATTTTAAAGGCTTTTTTGATACATGGCACGATTCTATTATGCTTATATAGTGTAAGGCACAACATTTCGTTACACTGCTTTGCACCAACTTACAAAAGGACTATCATGCGATTTGCTTTCATTCCAAAAGCCCAATACAAAATTGGTCAAGTTATAAAAGTTCAAGGGCGCGATATGCGGGTTGAAAGTTACACCCACACTGGGCGAAATGTCATTGCTTGCACTTTGGAAAATGCACCTAAGTTCGAACGTATCGCCTGTATTTGCACCGACTCACCATCTATTCAAGGAATCTAAACCATGAAAAACCATCCCGAAACGACTCACTTCTACGCTTCGTCCGTTTGCACTTGGATTACCACAAACGAAAAAAGAAACCTTGTGCAACTACTCAAGCACATGGAAAAAGAGGGCTACCCATACAGCTTGTACCTTGTGCCTGTACCGCACGACGCGTCCTATGAAATCAAGATGTATCAGCCCCAAGTAGAGGGCACTCAGTGGGTAGGGTTCTTCGAGCCTAAAGCGAAGCGTTAAGCACTGCCTGAAGCCCTTATGTGAGGGCTTTGGGGATTACTTACCACCAACCAAAGGAGAAACCATGCACATGACACCATCCGAACTTAAAGACGAGCGCAGGGCGCAAGCTCGCCTCAGCCGCAGATTTGCGAACGAGGATCGCTATCTCGCCCGCCTTGAAAAACGCGAGGCTATCGCAAACCAAATGATCGGGGAATTGAACTCCGGCAAGCTTTACGTTTTCCCAGTGGGCGGGAAATACCGCGAGGGTACTCGCTCAGAACTGATCGCCTTTTTAATCCGCAATAACTACGCATAAGGAAAAACCATGACCACCACCCAAAAAACAATGGGCGAACTTGAAGCCGAAAACCTTGACGGATTTCGCAACCCGTCACGAACTCCGGCAGAACAAGCCGAGATCGACAGACGCACAAAAGCCATGCGCGAGCATGACCGACTGCACACCGCCATTGAAAAAGACCAACCCGAAACCGATGAATAAAGGAGACCATCCGATGACTGCCATTGTTTTAGACACACCCGAGCAAATAGCCCGCTACCGCCTTTTGACCCTCCGAGCCGCCTTGCGGCTTGAGATTGCGGGAATGAAAAAGCGCGGAGATTCAGCTTACAAAATCCTCAAAAACGAGGGCTACACAGGCACACGCGCCCAAGTCCTTGAGCAACTACACGCACACCTCGAATCAACCAAGTAAGGAAACATCATGCAAAGAATCACACGCAAATTTTTAGAAGCCCGCATTGATACGCTTAACCGCATGACGGGCAACCCTTTAGATGCCTACCGCACCGAGAACGGGAAACACTTTGCCAATATCGGCAACTACCACCTAGACGGGGCTTATGGGGGCTTTGCCCTTTACCGCATGGTAGGCGAATCGGGCGGGTGTTCTGACATCTTTTCTTGTGGTCATGTAAGCGCACGACAACTAAGCGACCTTATCGCGGCATACATGGCGGGCATTTACTCAGTGCAAAAGGAGACAACATGAGCAAATCAGATTTACAAACAATTTTAGAGATCGCCCGAGTAGCTTTGTCTCACCAAGCAACTGGCGACCTGATCGCCCGCGAGCTTGATCTAAGCAACGAGGAATTAGACCGCATTTTCTCTGTCATTGAGGGGGTTACAGGATGAACTACCCACCCGCTTACATCATCGACATGGGTTACAAATTTGAGCGCACAAAAAGCAGCACCCGCGCGAATTTTTACCGCACTTGGCTAGCCAATGCCACCGCCCAAGACCGCGCCAACCGCTTGGAGATCGTCCGATTGTTTGAGATAGGTAGGTCAGAGGCTAGATAACCGCCTGAAGCCCTTTTCTGAGGGCTTTGGAGGGTACTTTTGCCCGCTAAGGAGAAAACTAAATGCAAACACGATTTAAAGACATTGAAGTTGGTGAACGATTCTTCGACCCGAATACTGCGGAGGATTATTCAAAAGTTTGTGGCAATGCCGCAGAATTTTTAAGCGGGGGCAACTATCACACTGGGCAACTAGCGACCTTTGATGATGATGAATTTGTCGAGTTAATTTCAAAATAACAAAGGAAAAGCAATGATAAAAGTTAACAAATACAACGTCAGGATTGTGCGAAAGGGCGACCGCTTCGGGCGCGATGATTGCCTGACCCATGACGACGACCGACCAATGGTTGAATTCTACGACTCGAATCATCCGACCAGTGACGGGCGGGGCGGGTTTGTGAGCCGTTATTACGTCGGGACGCTACTCGGGCATGAGGGCTTTTATGGGGGCGACCCTACGGGCGGATTGTGCCTTGACGGGGGTCAGCGCGACATCTACACAGTCAGCGACGAGGATATGAACACAGTTAGAACATACATTCAAGAGGCAACAAGATGAACACACGCACACGCAAAACACCAAGCGGCTACATGACCGAGACCAACATCCTATTGAGCGACTCAATGCAGTTATCGCTTACCACGATGAAAAGATCATCCGGCAACCTGACGACCACCGCAGTTGTGACCATCCGAGAGGGTCAGTTTTTCTCGCATCGAATGTTTCACGACTACAACAAAACGCTTTTGACGAGCCGTGTCGCCCGATGCACACCCAAAGCATTAGAGACCCAACACGCCCAAGCCTTGCAGAATTTGGACGTTATCCGCGACACAGTAAACCACCATTACGCAACCATAAACTAAAGGAGACCATCCGATGAAAAAGAATGACGGACTCAATCACCACTTGAAAGAGTTGGAAAAACTGGGTTGGCATTGTGTTGCCCTTTTGCACACTGACGACTTAAAAGACAGGATAAACGGAGGCATGGAGATTGTAGAGATGCCATCCGATTACATCCTTAACGAAGCACTGGCGAATGTCTGCCGTAGGTTTGATGTGGACATAACGGACTATCTCGACTATGCCCAAGAGTTAGCAATGGAATGGAAACAGGAGGAAACAAAATGAAAGTCTGGAAAGTAAACATAGATGTTTTTGTTGCCGGTGATAACAGACTAGATGCAATAAACAATTTAACGGAAGAACTGGATTACGTTTTTAAGTTAGATACAAAACTGCAAGCCTATTCCGACCCGATACACGCTGAACTTGAACACGAAACAGAGGATTAAAAATGAAAACATCCGAACACTTTGCACTTGACGAATGGTTGTCAGACTACCCCGACAACCTGACCTATGACCAAGTAATAACTATTTTGCGCGACCCTGAGAACACATGGTGCGCGGATGACATCACAGTTTGGGAAGTGGTAGAGGACTGCACTTGTGACCAAGTGGCGGGATTTATTGAGAGCACAAAGAAACATTTTGAAAGGGTTACATCATGAAAGACGATTCTTATGAACGCATTGACAAAATGTGGGAGACCAAAGCTATGGAAGAAAAAGAACTTTTGAAAGCCGAGATCATTGAACTGTTAAACGAAAACCATCCGGCAGAACTGGCACGTTTGACAGGTGCAGATGACACGACTTGCAAAAAGATTGTGCATGAGCTTTACATGGAGAGATTCAACGACTCGAACTGTTGGCACGTTGAGCAGTCCGATGACATTTGGGTTATCTACGGCAATACAACGGACGAATGGATAGACGAGAACGGAGAGTATCTCGGCTTTGATACCGAGGAAGAAGCTAACGACTACATCAAGGAGACATTTATAAAATGAAAGTATCAGAACTAATCGCCCACCTAAGCGAACTGCCCCCGCACCTTGACGTAATGGTGTGGGATGCCGGAAATCGCAGCAAAATTGCGAGCGTTGACGACTCATTTATCCATGACGAACAACCATTCGTTGAACTAAACACAGACACAGACGATTAAGGAGACCATCCGATGAACACAGTAAACGAACAATTATTTGATGCCTGCTTAGAAGCCTTGGCACTCTTTAACGATTATCCCGAGTGTTACAAATCTATTGGTACTTATCAAGTGCTGAACATAGCCATAAATGACGCACTTAAAGAATTAGAAAAGGAGGCCATCCGATGAGCGAATGGACAACCGACCCTTGGCACGATAAATACTTTGGGAAAAGTCCCCCTGAGTTTTATTACGAACCAAAAACAGAGAAAGAACGACTCGCCTACATCAAGAAATGGGAGAACCATGTACCCACCAATGGGGTTGAATGGTGTTTAAAACATAACTACGAAAACTGGAAAAGGAAACAATCATGAAAAGCTACAAAGTAATCGCAAAATACACGAGCTATGTTGAAACATTTATCGAGGCAGAAGACGAACAAAAAGCATGGGATATAGCAAAAGAATTAGACGGAGAGGTTTTTACAGACTCCGGCTATGGTGACTGGGATATTTACGAAGTTTATGAGGTGACACCATGAATTACCAATCAAGCTACTGGGACGATGAGAAGCTGGACATATTCCGAGACATGGAACGCAGGGCTTTTGCCGAGGGTAAACCCCCCGAAGTGATAGACCTCTACGGCTTTATTATCGACACCCTCGAAGAACTCATACAAGTAAAAGAATCACTGGACTAATCATGGAAACAACTCGCACCTTTCCCCGCACCTTAGCCGAGGCTTTTCCCGATGACCCCGAGCACCGCGCCCGCTACGGATGCGCTATCCAAATCACAGGAGATCGTCCGACTTACTGGCAAGAGACCATACAATTAGCCGCAGTTTGTATTGCAATCGGCTACATTCTTGGCAAAATCTTTTAATGAAAAAGAAAACTTTGTTCGCAATCTATCTCGTAGAAGATGAATCCGGTTTCGTAACTGTCAAGTCTGACCACATAGGCCACGGCATGATGAGTTACGAGATCGGCCTAGAGATACTAGCCAACCTCAAGATGGCAGAGGCTTTAAACCCCGAAGTCTTGAGCGTTGACTATATGTATTACTCAGACCAGTTTCAATGACGCAACGAGGCTTAGACCTAGCTTCAGTACGCCTATCCTTTGGTGCGTATCGTTTGCGTCCTCCCCCACCACATCGCTCATCCAATACTTCCATCCAATCTCCTTTGCGACACGCTCGCCTGTCCCGCTTTTATCGTTATCCGCAATGATGAGGCCATCCGGTAAGCCTTGCGCTACCTTCTTCATGTTCCCCGCGCTGAAGCACACATGAATGGTGTACCTGCGACTCATCTTGACCAATGCCTCTTTAATTGACAAAGCCGTAGCGTATCCCTCACAGAGAATATGCACACCCTTGTTATCAATCACTAACTCTGCGTTACTGGTGCGTTGTCCATACAGAAACTTCTTTGAGCCGTCCTCCTCAATCAGTTGACAACCGACTAAGTGTCCATCCACCCGCATAGGAACTACCAAAGTTCGCTTACCCTCATGCCCCCAGATCATGTCCTCCGACCCGACAAATCCCTTTGTGTTGAGATACTCATGCTTGCCTAAGACTGTCTGACTTAAGATGAACGCTGCCCGCTTGACTGCATCCGCTTGGTCAGCCAACCGCTTATCGTCAGCTTCCCGCATGTCCCGAGCAATCTTCTTTCTGTCCACCTTGATAGGTGTCTCTGTCTGCCACAAAGATACCTCTGTATCTGTTGCATGGTTCTGCACAAAGCCATGATCTCCCATAAACTTGACTGCCCCGTTGCGCTTCCTTGGATGGTCATCCGTTGGGTATCTTCTCCAAACTCCTATCGGTGGAGGGATGTCGATCAAGATGCCATGCGCCCTGCAAAATGAAATGAATTCCATTACCGCATCCTCCTGATTGACTTAACGTATCTATTGATTCCATCCTGCACGAACTTAGCGACCTTGGCATCCGGCATGACTGGTCTATCCTCTAACCCGCGAGGCCAGACTCCGAACTTCTCTCGGTACACGTTAGCCGCCCGTCCCTTAGACCATCCGTTATATTTGATGTACCAGTTCATCATTGACCACCACACCTGCTTATCGTCACGGGTCATAGTTCCTGTGAGTTCTTCCATCTCACCCGCTACCGCCTCGACCTTGGTCTTTCTCTGCCGGATATGACCACACGACTTGCACATATCAGAGTTCAAAGGCCACAAAGCACCACACGCAGGACATTTAGCTAACTCTTTTTCCTTCTCGCTTGGTTCTTTCTTAGTCTTTTCCGCCCCGTCATCTAGTTCACTAACACCACCACCGAACACCTCATCCCAATTCTCACGGAATCTAAGATAGTTACCGGAATGATCTAGCCACACGGCAAACTCTTTCCCCTCATGACCACGCATAACCCGTCCCATCTGTTGAATGTGAGAGGACAAGGACTTAGAGAACGGCCTAGCCGATACTCCAATCATCACATCTGATACATCGAATCCCTTAGTCAAGATGTCAGTAGCTATCAGCCCTTGAATCTCTGTGTCCGGCTTACTAAACTCCTCGATCACATCCTTCTTATACTGATCGTCATCCCGATAACTAATGTTGATAAAGTTATATCCACGATCACCAAACTTCTGCGCCAAGTCAGCACCATGAGCTACGCCTGAGCAGAAAACAATCGTCTTAGCCGGCTTACCAAAGATTTCATGGGTCTTTTTCTCCCACTCCACCACAATATCCCCTGTGATCTGCATCCCCCTCTTGGTAGTCTCAACAGGAGACCACTCGCCCGCCACCTTCTTAGCCCCCTCCATGTTTATTTCTTTGGCAATAAATACTTTTAGCGGAACAAGCACCTTGTCATCCACTAAATCCCGTGTAGTTACAGTAGAGACCACATCCTCATACACCTTAGCTAACCCCTTGGTAAATGGCGTAGCACTCAGACCTATGACTCTGATCTCTGGATTGTTCTTGATGAACTCAACTGTTGCCGCCCGTGTCTGGTGGGCTTCGTCAATGATGAGTAGGTTTAGATTGGGAAACTCATCCCGTCTTTCCAACGTCTGAGCCGAGCAGATTTGTATCTTCTCCGATGGGAGATTACGCCAGTGACCTGACTGTAAAACTCCATGCTCAATCTTGTATTTGTCTAGCCGTTGACTGGTCTGATCGCACAGAATGATCCTGTCTAAGACCATTGCCGCCCGATTACCCTTCATCTTTGTGGCCTCAAGCAAAGCAATAGCCATCTCTGTCTTGCCTGCTCCCGTAGGTGCATAAAGCATCAAGCTTTTCTTGCCTGATGCAAACCCCTTACGCAATGCCTCTAGCGTAGCCTTCTGATAAGGCCGTAACTCTAATCCCATATTGTTTCTCCAGCTACCCACACATTAGCCTGTGGGCTTAGGCTTTATTTACTTCTTAAGCTGTCTCTGCATCGCTGCGATTTGCTTTTTCATTGCCGCATTTTCATTAAGCAATGTGTCACGACTGATACGGGTAGACTTCAATTCGATCTCTAACAAACGAATATCCTCACGCAACTGCGCGATAGTGTTCTCAGCTAACTTTTTCTCTGACTCGTCAGCCGCATAGACTGCTACCGCCAGACGATCCTTCAGCTTGTCGTTCTCATCAGCCAATGACTTAATCACATCGCTTGATGAATCATGCTCCGATTCTTCTACTTCAGGCTTGACATACTTTGCCTGCCGCTCAAAAACCCTACCATTGCGAGTGACCTTCACCACCTCTGGCTTCACACCACCACGGACTGACTCGACTAAAGTCACAGACACACGACACGCTTTAGCTATTTCTGTACTGTTCCAGAACTGCCACTCAAAATCATCAAGCATCGCTTGAACTGCGTTGCGTTTGTCCTTGTTGTTACGATGCCGTCCGTTCTCTGCGTTGACACTAAAGGATCTTAGGATCGCATCTCTTAGTGTGCCATTAACAATTTGAACCTCAATGTCCCTGATCCCCGCCTTTTGATGAGCAAAGTAACGATGAAAACCGTCGGTTAAGTAATATTTAATGCCGTCGTAGTACACAAGCACCGGAGGAAACCTCGCGCCACCCTTAAGCGACTCTGAGTATTCATCTACCGCCTCTTGAATAATCTTGACCCGTGACTGCGTACCGCCATCTATTGTTAGTTGATTAAGTTTCATTTGCCTTGTCCTCTCATTGTCCATCCTATTAAAAAGTAACACCACTTTGTATTGATGTTGATATTGGTGTACCGCTTACCATTCCAAACGTCAGCAATGCTTCTGCCTTTGGTGGCCATGTAAGACTCAAACGCCTGTCGTGCTTCGTTCATGTGTTGGCTTTCAAATAGTTAATCTCTCGTTGGTAGTGAGCTATTAACTCCTCCAACATCTTGCTGTATTGCTTTTCCCATTCCAGTTTTGCTTTTAGTTCTTCCATTACGATCTCCTGATTGCTCTTCTAGTCCAGCAGTTTGCACAATGCCATTTGTTAGGTGACATCTGGATGCCTCCCTCTGGCGGCTTCTCTTCTTTACACTTGTCACATTTTTTAAGTTGGTGATAAGGCTGCTTGCTTCCAAGCGTCAACTGTTGCGCTACAAATCCATTCATTCTTCTTCATCCCATATATCGTCAGGCCATACCAGTACGGGTGTTTCAATCCCTAAGTAACCGCCTTCAATGTTGAACTCAATAAACTCTCTAGCTTCATCGGCATCCGAGCCGTCCCGCATAAGAATTTCACGTATCTTTTCTGCGTCATAGACAAGCACTTGAACCTGTTGTCTTTCACGCCAGATATATGCAGGGCCAAGGATGGCTTCGTCATATCCTTCGTACTTAATCATCGTTTCATCATCCTCACATAAGTGGCAAAGCTTTGAGCCGTGTCGCCAAATGGCTTCATCTTGTCAAACTCTTTAGCTACCTCCTCTAGCGTGTCGTTTCTTATCTTCTCCGACACCTCATTGATCTGAGCCTTGACCATCTGCCGCTTGCGCCAGCCCATCGCCTTCTCCCATATATTTAATTCAGGTTCTGACATGGAATTCCTTTCAATTCTGGAAACATTTTGTCTACTTGCGCTTTGATCCGGTCATTTCGTTCTTTAATCTTTGCCGACCTCGCAAGGATCGGTGCAAGAAACCATGTCGTTGTCTTGTTGTAACGAAGTTTTGTCAGGTTTCTTTTGCGGATAGTTCTGACCTTCATGGTATTACCACCATCGCATCGTAGATTTCTTGAAGCTCTGCCATCCAATCGACAAGAGCATCCAACTGGACTATGCGGTCGGCAACCATAAACTCCTTGGTGATCTTCACTTGACCCTCTCCCACTTCATCATCCCAAACTAATTCAATCATTTGCTTCTCCTTATCCTTGCTGAACCTTTATTAACTCCCCAATCTGTAGCTTGGTTACGGTTGGAATATTCAAGCATACTCATTGCAACCTTCTTACGATTGCGTGAGTCCTGCCCCCGCTCCCTTGCAAGATTTAGGTCATTAATCATGTCTTTCTCGGTGTCATAAGAACTTGTTTCTAATTTGCGGAGAAGAAGTATGTCTTTATCAGGAGTCTGCTCCCACAACCGCTTGCTAATCTTTGACAAATGAGCGGCAACAAATACTCTGATACCAATCTTCCACGGATACCCCATCGGCGGCACTCGTTTTAATGGTGGATCACAATCTGTTAACTGCTTCCCAGACAAGTCCCTAAACAAAAGCACTGCGTCTTGAACACTTCCCGCCCTACGCCATGTGCTTATGACTGCTGCATCCCAGTTTTTTTGGTCACTCATTTGTTCTTCCTTTCACTAAGAACTTCATTGCTCCACTCGACTTTGTAGATGCCACCATCCAAGCCAAAGTCAATTCGTATATTGCACTCGACAAGATATGGATGCAGGCTTACACCCAACCCATCCATGTTTTGATTAACCCTGTAATATTTACTGACCATTGTCTTGCCACGATCTTCTTCTGGCGTGAACTGCCTGTACAGTGGTTCAGGTGTCTTTGGTTTGCTCATGCTTCTCCTTGTTAAAGAACCATTTCCATCTGCGCTCTTTGGCAATCTGTATAAGCCTTACCTTCACGTATTTCTCAACAGGTATTCCCAACTTGCGAACCACTGCTATTTCAGCCGCCAACATAATGATCTTGCCAATTTTGTTTTCGCCTCTGACTTTACGGACTAGCATCCGTTCTTCTCCTTAAGTTTTTCTTGTCTCCACCACCACATCATTGTGGTTTCATCTTTATCTTCTAATGCTTCTTGCAATGCCCAATCCACATTACTCTTTAAATCCAATAACTGGTCGTGGCGCAGCACTTGAAAGTTTTCTTCGTCAGGATTAATGTTGTGGGCTTTCAGTGCGTCACCCCAAACCTTTTTCCACCCCTTATCCCAGTTGGTCATGTCGTACCAACCAAGATATGCAAACATATCCTCGCCAAAGCCAATTACATAAAAACGCACGTGCCCATTCTTATGTGGGATTCCATGTTCTTCAGTCATCCAGTCGCTCATGTGTTCTTCTCCTTGAGTTTGGCTTCACGCCACTTGCCAATAAATCCAAGATTCTTGTCGCATTGTTTGCAGATAGCATCACAAGCCATAGTTTCGTTAACTCCACCATCGTGCTTGCATCTTGATTGCCTCCATGCTTGTCTTGCATAAACAACACCAACCACCAACAAGAAAACGGCAAGTGCAATCAATCCAAACACATCGCCAAAAGTAATGACAAATACAGGGGTCATGTGTTCTTCTCCTTGAGTTTGGCTTCAATGATTTTTACTGTTTCTTGAACCCATACAGATTTCCCATGTGGGAATAAAAAGTTCTTATCATCTTCCGTCAGCCCTACCCACTCACGCTCAGGCAACGGATGCCCTGCTTGCTTGTAGGCTTCATCACGCCAAAATTGTGCTCGTTTCCTGTGGTACTCACAGTTCGGGCAGGGGCGAGAGTATTCTTGGATGTCATCGTCATCGGTCATGCTTGTCCCCTATCTCTCACAACCTCTGAACATCGGCACTCGCATTGATTGTCGCCAATGACTGCAAGAATAGCCTCACGCTCGTCATGTTTGGCTCTAGGCATACAAACTTTGAAGCAATTATTAAACTCACCGCAACATGGCTCTACATTTACTTTGTTTATCAAGCTATAAGCATCAAGCATCTCAATAACAAGGATTAGTCGGCCTTCGCTATCCTCGTAAATAGTTTCGTGCATACATTTGGCTGGGACAAATTCTAAAAATTCTTCGTAAGTCATTTCGTATCCTCAAAGATCTCATCAAACTGCTCCACCAACTTCTGAGTTACCTCAGCCTCCACCCACGCCACCATCGTTCTGCCAAGGATGTTGTCGAACTCTGGGAATGTCTGGTTGAATCTCTCTATCTGCTCTTTGGTCATTACTGATCTCCTTTGTTTAATCTTTCTTTTCTCTACATGGCACTGCATGTCGTCCTCCCATGTAGCCCACTCAAACAGCCACCGCCACATGAACTCTTCGTTCATGCAACCATGTTGGTACTTGGCCATCGTCAGGCATGTGTCTTTACTTGGTCTGTCCATTCTTTATCTCCCTGATTACTCTCTTGATAACCGCCGGCGTTACTCCAAATCTCTCAGCAATAGCTTTACCCGAAAGACCCTCATTCATAAGAACCTCAACCCTGCGTTTATCCACTTGTGTAGCAGGACGACCCGACCCTTTTCTTGCTCCACCATGCGTTAGATTCTCTTCGTTATACCTCATTGCTTATCTCCTGTTATACCTGCTATGTTTTATGTAATTATTGCACAGTTCTGGCAGTTTGTGCCGTGTGTTGTAAAAAGGTGGTAGGGACTTTCCCTAATGTTGCGTTTTAAATACGCCTGTAACTTTGTTACCTTTAGCCTTATTGCAAGGGCCGCAAAGCGGCTGTAGGTTATCAATGTCCAAAGACAGTTCAGGGTAGTACTTACGTGGTTTGATGTGATCCATGTTGATAGGGAACTTGCGACTGTTCTCTCTCCCACATTTAAAACACACCAGCCCGTACCTCTCGGCAGCTTCTCGGCGAAGCTTCCTCCACTCATCCGTGTACAGGAACGGGTCTGCCGTCTTACGCAGTTCGTCTGCTACCTCGTTATCTGTCATGGACGAAGCCCGTACCGCCCAAGCTAGTTTCACCGCCTTGCGTTTCAACTTATTGGAAAGGTTCATTTCACATCCTTGGTGGGTGCTAGGCTCGGCTGGGCAAGACTCTGCCTAGGGGAGAGAGTATCTCCACCTAGGCGTTTATCCACATCCCCGGAGCCGTAGCTTAGTATCGTGTGGAGTGACATCAATCCAGCTTGTGTCACCTCTGAATGCTTTCCGTCGCTTGGCAACGTCTAGCTCGGCCATTCAGCCCGTTGCCGCCACCCGCAGACTGAACCACGGACAACAACGGAACTCCCCCGATTGCACCTTGCATCTTCCAGTGCTCTCGCCCCAAGACGGAACGTTGTAGGGTTGGTGGACTGCGGACTACACCTTACGGCTTCCTACGCTTCCCTCGTGCCAACCCAAAACCCGATAGTTTCTTGAGGCAAGCTACTGTAGGAGGAGAGACTGGGACTGCTCACATGAAGCAGTGTTTCATCAAAACATTCGTCCACTTTAGGAGCTTGCGGCGCTAACCCGCAACACAATCCCAGTCTCAAAAACAAAAAAGGCCGTTTACAACTGCGATTCGGTAGTGACCTTGCCTAATGACTTTCCAACAGGGTCATTAGGTAAGGCGAAACGCATGTGTAAACGGCCTAAATTCATTGCTCACTACAGCAACGAGCGGATTATAAGCACAACTGTTCCGGCTTTGCAATACCCGTAGAAAATTTAAAAGTTTTCTGCAACTGTTGGGGCAAAACCACATTGCCCCATTTGCCCCAAAAAAAAGTGGCCCCAGTTACGAGGCCACTAAAACAATCAAAGGAAAAAAGCAACTCACAAAACAACCAGCCCTCTGGATTGCCACCATATTACTCGCAGCGTTTAAGAATTTCAAGTGCTTCCCCTACAGAATTAACTACTACTAGCATCCCACCTGTCCACTCGTCGAAGAATTTCTGCTCGGCCTCGGTAAGTTTCCTAGCTGACGGCACTTTATCCCCGTCCTTTACCTCCATAAGCACCGTATAGCCCTTGTAAGCCACCAAAAGATCAGGGATGCCATCACCCTGCGAGATCACCCTTACGACCGCTCCTGCGCCCCGTAATGCGTCCACGATTTTGTTCTGGTTAGCGTCGATTCTGTTGGCTCTTCTCATGGCTTAACTTTCTCTGTGTGTAGGGTGTCGTTCTTGTTAAAAGTACTAGCCCAAAACTGCCGGCTAAAGACCTGACCCGTACCGCTGTATTGATTACTGGCGAAATGATTTGGTACGAAGTAATGACTGGGGTATATGGTCAATGGATGCTCTGTGCTTTTCCACACATCCGTCATAGCCTGTGGCCCAACAGATTTCCACGCATCACGGTCTACCACGGTGTCTTTATCTTTAATGTATTGGATTACCTTTTCGTAAAATTTTGATTTGGGGACGGAACCTAAACAATTACATGCAATTAACCCCGGCCTTTTTGTTTCATTTTCCCAACATGCAATTTCTAAAGGTTCAAGTAGCCAATCCTCTAATGGTCTGATACAGAATGAATCAGCATCAAAAGCAATACCTCCGTGGGTGTACAGTATTTCGTACCGCATCATGTCGGCTACCCCGTTCAACTCTTTTTTGTACATCTCTTTAATGTGCTTGGCGTTGATCCAATTTGTATTATCAAATTCTTTATTTCCCCATACACGTAACTCGTATGACGGGTTCATTTCCCTCCAAGTATCAATACAGTTATCTGGACGCTTGGATTCATCCCCTATCCAAACCATGTGAATTACCTTTGGAATCATGTTCTCTCCTACCTGATGCAAAATATTTTAACCTACCTATTGCAAAATTAAAATGTAGCAGGTACAATCACTCAAACACTAACACACAGGAGTGATGATGACAGACAGAATGGAGAACGCAATTAAGCTAGCAGAGAAGTGCTGGGGTAAGGCCATGACTGCTAACCCTGAGTTTGTTGAACGCTACCTTGAACTGGCTGAAGAGTTGTTGTCATCTAAGCGTGAAGTTCTTGGTGATGAGTTCAGAGATTACTGCCGCGAGAACATGCTGTTCCGCCCCGCTAAGCTGCATCACAACACTTGGGTCTCTGGTGTTAAGACTCTCAACACATTGGGATGGATCACACCAATTAAAAAAGTTATTCCATCTAAGTCACACAACCACATGCCCGAAGTTACCTTGTGGAGAAGCAACATATTTGACGGCAGGCCACTACCAAAAGCAAACAAGGAATTGTTCTCATGAAATTTACAAACAAGTTTAACTTACCTCAGACGTTCGTCAATGTAATACATCGGCCAACGTACTCCAAAGGTAAAGCTCATATCTCTGCAACTGAGATCATCAACTCACCTCGCATCGTCCAGTTAAAGAAGAAACACTGGGATGACATTGAGCAAGACGCGAGCGAGATGGTGTGGTCACTGTTTGGTTCTGCTGTTCACAACATTCTTGAACACGGCAAAGATAAGAATCACATTGTTGAAGAGAGACTCCACCTTGAGTTTGAAGGATGGAATATATCTGGTGCTATTGATCTACAAGAAGTAGAACCAAATGGCACGATTACAGTCAGTGACTACAAAGTTACTGGTGCATGGGCAGTGATGAATGAGAAGGATGACTGGCACCGCCAATTAAATATTTATGGTTGGATGGTGGAGAAGGTTAAGAAGGTACCCGTTGGGAAACTACAGATCATCGCCATCATTCGTGACTGGTCTGCCCGCGATGCGGCTTCTAAGGAAGGCTACCCACAGTCACCAGTAGCGACGATAGATATTCCACTGTGGACATTTGAAGAGCGTGAAGCATTTATCACGAAACGAATCTACGACCACGGCACAGCACTCTTTGAGATGGAGACAGATGGCGAGATGCCAGACTGCACACCCGAAGAGATGTGGGAAAAGAAAACATCCTATGCCTTAAAGAAGGACGGGAACGTGAGGGCCAAGAGTGTTCACGAGACACTTGAGGATGCCGAGAAAGCACTGGCTAAGTCCGAAGAGACAGCCAAGAAAAACGAGAAGTTTGCAATTGAAGTAAGACAAGGAGAAAGAACTAGATGCAGAAGCTACTGCCAAGTGTCACCGTTCTGCACTCAATATCAAAACTACTTAAAGGAAATACCATGAAGCCAGTTAGCCTATCCCTTACACGCGAAAGCGCAGAGTTAATCCTACGTGCATTGATTGAGATGCCGTTCAAGCAAGTCAATCAGTTAGTTCATTACATCGACCATGAGATTGCTATCTCTCAGCAACAGATGCCTACCAACACAGTGACTGTTGCGCCCGCACAGAAGTACGGTCTAAAGAAAGACGGTACTCCCAAGAAAAAACCCGGTCGTCCAGTTGGATTTTAAGAAAGTAAAAAATGAGCGTACATAAAAAACTAATGCAAGCTAGGGTCAAGCTTCAATCCACAGAGATGAAGAAGTCTGGCCTTAATAAATTTGCAGGCTATAGCTACTTCGAGTTGGGTGACTTCATCCCTCACATCCAAACTATCTTCAATGATATTGGACTGTGTGGTGTTGTCTCTTTCAATACTGAGTATGCAACTCTGTGTATCACAGACGTAGATGACGGCACAGTCATTGTTGTTACCTCACCGATGGCCGAGGCAAATCTTAAAGGCGCTCACCCCATACAAAATCTTGGAGCCGTAGAGTCGTATCAACGTCGCTACCTCTGGATGACGGCGATGGAGATAGTCGAGCATGACATCATTGATTCTGCTCCGTCGGCTGAGCCTAAGCTTGAGCCTAAACCAGAACCAGTTAAGAAGACACCAGTTCCTTTAAAGATGGAAGGCCGTGACGATAAGTCTTGGCACCTCATCGTAGAGAAGGAACCCGGAGACTCATCAGAATCTTGGATCACAGCAGTAGTAGACATCACGAAGATGGGTCTAGCAGAGACTCACGATGAAGCTGAAGTCATGAAGCTGTTTACCAATAACAGAATTATCTTTGATCGTCTGAAGTTAGAAGACGTTGAGAGATATACCGCGCTCATGGGCGCATTCAAAACCCGTAAAGAAGAACTGAAAGGATAATCATGGCCACGAAGTACCCAAACTCAGGAATGCTCGGCAAAGCTAAGCAGCCTAAGATCAACCCACAATCACCAGACTACACTGGAAGTATTGATGTTGACATCTCTCTCATCAAAGAGATGTTAGAAGATGCCCGTCAAGAGGGCGCTGACTCTATCAACATGAAGCTCGGTGCTTGGATCAAAGAAGGACAGTACGGAAAGTTCTTCAGCATCAAAGTTAACAACTACAAGAAGACTAATGCACCCGTGCAGAACAAGCTTCCAGTAGATGACGAAGACATTCCCTTCTGATGCAAACGAGCCAGTTTGAAAGCGTCAAGGTAGCTCTTAAGCAAGATAAGACTGGGTTTGTATTGACACTCTCAATACACCCAGACGACTTGCCAGAGGAAATATTACGCGACTTTGTTGGTGCTCGATACCAAGTAGTTATGGTGCGACTTAATAACGAAGAACGTCCAATGAATAGAGATCAGGAACACTCTAACGATGGCGTTCGAACGGCTGGGATGCTCTGTAGAGATCCCCAGTTCCACAAGTTTCTCTACGACGGTGGCCACATCTTCATTGCTAATGAGGAAGAGGCAACCAGTTGGATGAAAGAGTACTTGGATATAAATTCAAGAACAGAAATAAAAGACAGTGCCCGTGCTCAAGAAAAGCTACGTGGCATAACACAGGAGTTTTCAGCATGGAAGATAACCGCTTAGTCCCTTACTCAGTACATCTCAAACGAGAGGTGTACGACAAACTAAAGCTAGCCGCTGGTCAGCGCAAAGCTTCCGCCCTCGTGCGTGATGCTATTACGATGATCGTTGAAGGCGATGACGAGTTCAATGGTGGATACAACAAAGGTATCCGCGATGCGATCTCTGTGATCGGTGAGGACGAACTGGCCACAGCTATTGCATACAACGGCGAGACTGTTGCCGATCTGCTGGCCGAGAAACTATTAGAGATGATTGTTTCTCAGAATACAAAAGGTAAATCAAATGGCAAGAAAAAAGCCTGAAGGTGTAAAGAGTCTGGTTAAGTTGGAGCCTGTCTCCCTTGACCAGATTACTATGCTTGATTTTTTTGCAGCCTTTGTCCTGATGGGTTTGGCCGGCGGAGAAGACATGCACCATAACGCTCAACAAGCATACGACCAAGCGGAGGAGATGATGTTAGAAAGGATGGAAAGATGAACAAGAAAACTCAGATTGAGATACTTGAACGTGCTATTAGCGATGCTCACCGTGCTATGGCCGCGCAAGAAAGTATTTGGATGGAGGAGTGGAACTCTGCTCGTAATCCTTTCATAGCCATCAACGAATGGAATAAGAACCACGAACGCAGGATGGCCTACATACAGCCGTGGCTTGATGCAAAAGCAGAATTAACAAGATTTAGGAGCAAAGAATGACAGTAATCTACGGTGGGAAGATGGCCTTCCCCATACCCAATACTGGCCACGGCGCACCCTTTGATGAGGGCATGTCTCTCAGAGACTACATAGCTATCCATGCAATGCAGTCTTTTATTCATGGAGGCATACATCCTAATGTTTTTGATCTTTGCCGCGATTCTTATACGGTAGCCGATGCCATGATTGAACACAGGGTATCTGGTGAACAATAAACTAACGGCTAAACAGCGAGAACACATAGGCAGAGTCAAGGAACTACCTTGCTCTGTCTGTGATGCTCCTCCTCCTAGCGCCGCCCACCACGTTAAACAGCATCAGCAATACACAGTGGTAGCTTTGTGTACTGACTGTCACCAAGGAAGTTTCAATGGCTGGCACGGCCAGAAACGGATGTGGTTAATTAAAAAGATGGACGAGTTAGACGCTTTAGCAGTCACCATAGAAAGACTATTGGAATGCAGGTAACTTGTGTGCTTACTTCATGCGGTAGGTTTGAACTTCTAGATAGAACTCTGCGTTCTTTCTTTGAGTTCAACACATTTCCCATCAAGCAGTTCATCATTATTGATGACTCAGGGTATATAAATGCGGCAATAACTATCAAAGAAATGATAGACAAGATCAAGATTCATGAGCCACCAGAGTTCATAGTCATAGCAAACGAGCACAATATTGGACAAACTAGGTCAATAGATTGGGCTTACTTCCACGTAGAAACAGAGTACATCTTCCACATTGAGGATGATTGGGAGTTCTATGCACCCGGATTCATAGAAGAATCTGCACTAATAATGCAGAGTAATCCTTGGATCATCACAGTTTGGTTAAGAGCGCACAACGATACCAATGGCCATCCAATAGAGAAGTTAAAGGATCTGGAGTACCCATTGATGAAACTTGGATATGCCGATTGGTGGCATGGGTTTACTTGGAACCCCGGACTACGCAGGTTAAAGGACTATGAGATGGTCGATGGCGAAGCCGCAGCAGGTAAGCACTACATGCGTAAAGGATTCAGAGCAGCCATCTCCAACAAAGAAGATGGCTACGTAAAACATACAGGCTGGGGCAAATCTACAGCCGACATACAAGGAACCAGCAAATCGTAGAAAACTTTAAATTTTTCTACTTCATTAATTTACGGGTATCTTCAGCTTGTTTAGCTAGCATGGAGATCAACTCTTTCATGCGGTCAATCTCCTCACGTTTGGTTGCTCCGTCCATAGACTTGTCGTTAGTTACAACAGAGATCTGCTGACGGATGTTAGCCATTTGCTTAGAGGTCTGGGTGTACATCTTCTGAAGAGCAATCTTGTCACCCTTCTCTTCCATGATCTCTTGGACTTTATCCATCTCGCCAATTGCAGAATAGTGACGCATGTCAGCAAATGCTTGTTGGATCTGCTTGTTGTTCTCATAGAACGCAGTTGTGTACTGAGACATGTTGGCCGGAAGAGTCTTGACAAATCCAAGGCTGGCCTTATCCATCCACTGAGTATCTGGGTAAGCACCCTCTTTGAACGGCATGACAGCGTACATAGAAGTAGTAGCAATTGTTCCACCTAGCCAACCTAAGTAGCCCTTAATAGCATAATCCACCTGAACTGGGCTTAACTCTGCTTTTTCTGGCAAAGCTATGTTCAGCAAAGGAGATAGAGCCAGAGCCAAAGGACTTGTGGTGTCAGCCTTACGCTCAGCTTTAGACAAGGCTTCCATTCCAGCAGTCTCAATAGGCGCACCAGTAAAGCTATCTTTATTAGCGTACAGGTCAACCACTGGCTTAATAAGCTGCGGCATTGGGTTCATCGCAAATGTGTCAAACATCATGCGGGTAAGAGCATTTGTGAACTGCTTACCTTCTGAGTCGGCATCAAAGATCTGCTCGGCTGTGCGCTCGGCCACTGTACCCAAAGCACCAATCTCAAACGGCTTAGGTATACGAAGAGCCGCTTCCATGCCGGGCAGACGGATCCACCAGAAGTTATCTCTATCCCAGTCACTGCGCTTCTGGAACTCTTCGTCGTCTTTGAATGCACCGTACAGCGCAAGCGAAGCAAGGCAGACTGCACTTGTAATGATAGAGAAAGCCTGAGCCTTCTTCTTATCGTCAAGGTCAATCTCTTTACCAGTCAGTGAGTTGTAGAACACACGGCTCGTAGGAAGAATGCCGTCACGACCCAGCTTGTACAAGCCTTGAATACGTGCATTCATAAAAGGTACGACCTGAGTCAAATAACGGAAAGCTCCGAACGATCCTTGCATGGAAAAGTCCATCAAGTCACGAGCTTCAAACGATGCTTGGAGGTGCGTCAGTCCCTGCTCTCGCAGTTGTGTGTACAACGCCATGCGGTTAGCTGCCTCAGACTTGTTACCAAGTTCTTCATACTTCTCAAATAACTTAGCCAGACCATCTTTGATTTTGCTTGGTGTGTCAAGAATGTCAGACTCTTTGACACCCTTTTCAATCAACCTCTTAATCAGCTTGGATTGATTACCCTCATAAGCTGTACCAAAGTTAAAGATAGCACCGCCGGCCAGAGCAGAAATGTGTGCAGGGTTGTTCTTGTCAGAATCAGCCCAGCCACGCATCACGTTGCTAACAGGATCTTTTTTCAAGCCGGACACAGCCATAGCCTGAACCGAGTCACGGAACAAGTTGTTTACCTTGAACGCAGGAGACATCGTAACGCCGTACTGCAACAGGTTCTTAAAGTTACGAGACACATCTAAGAACTTAGACTGCGGCCCTAAATAACCGATAGATGAAATTGACTCAAGCAAGAGAGGATCTAAGATCTTAAAGTATTGGTTCTCACCATTGACTTTAACAACAACTGTATCGTTACCCGGCTCAGACGCAGGTTCAACAGCACCCAACTTGGCTGCATCTTTAATCGTCGTAACAGCAGCTTGGTTCTTCATCGACGCAGACAGGATGTGACTCCAGTTACGCAGAGTGTTCTCCATCAAATCACCAAACGGACGATCACTACCACCCTTCAAAGCTTTAGAGAAGTTCTGACGGGTCAAGCCCGAAGGAGTCTTACCACCTTTAACGTCCTCTTCCATCTGACGATAGAAAGGAATGTAGTACATGTCACCAGCAAAGTTGTCGTAGCTTGCCTGATCTATTAGACCTTGATCCAAAGCTACATCAAGCACTGACTTGTTAATTCCGTTCATGTCATTAAGAACAGAGTTGTACAGATCAAGTCTTGACTTACCGTTAATAGTACCTTCAGCTAACTTGGCACGGTTAGGCACCAAGTAATCCATGTCTTCATTGCGTGAACGCTTCTCTTCTGGCAGGCGAGCTTCGCGGTTCAGTGCAACCCACATCTGGTAACGGTCAACCTCATTACCCAAAGGTTGTAAAGCTTCAATCAAACCCTTGGTGTTAGGTTTAATGTTCAATGCACCACCGTCGTTAAAGACATGGCCGTGGAACATGATGCCTTCCAGTGCACCGTCAACAGTCTTAGACAGGCGGGCTTGCATGTAGCCGACAGGCGAGTAGTCTTTGATCGTGCGGTACTGGTCAGCAATACCCTGAGCCAGACGCTGCCAGAAACGATCCTGCATGTCAGTGATCTTCTCAACAATCGTTCTGCTCTGTGGCTTGAATACGTTGTTAGAGGCAGTAACAAACTCAGGTGGCAGGCCGGGAAGATTCTCAGAGGTCAAAGGCTTGTTCTTCTGTAAGAATTCAGAAGCTTTCTGTTTAACTTTTTCTACTCTAGATGGAGCTTCTTCAGAACCCATTACTTCCATAGGAGTAATTGTGCTGTTTCTTCCACCAGCTTTTTGGCCTAGTTTATCCACCAAGTTCATTACTTCGGTTAGCGCATTGGTATCTGTAATACCCAACAGATCAGCAACCAGTTCTACAAACTTAGTCCATGTAGACTTCTTACCCGGATAAGGAATCTGCATCAGCATGTACTGGAACTCTACGTTACTCATCGCTTCCGCAGTGAACTCCAAAGGATCAGTCAAACCATAGATGTTATTTTTGTTGTAACCTTTTTTCTTAAGCTCTTTTTTGACATGTTCAAAAAGATTATTAATCTGGTCAACATAAGGCTTCTGCGCGGGAGTAGGATTACGTTGAGCATAAACAGTCAAAGCATGAACTGACTCATGCACGTTAGTCCATTCATCACCAGCATGTGATGGACGCATCTTGATTGAGTTGTCATTGGGATCGTACTGACCCAGCCAGCTTCTTTTTTGCAAAGCGCCGGGTTTGTGAAGCGTTACTTTACTAGCAATCTTCTGACTCAGTTCACCAATGCGTTTATAGATTGGATTGGGGCTGGTAGACATAGCATCCGCCAGCATCTTAAAGTTACTCTGCTGATTTGCCTGACGATATACAGGATTGTCATAAGCCCTTGGCATACGAAGCTTGTACTCACCAAGATTCTTTGGCAGTTCATTCTTAGTCTTAGGTGGCGGTGGTCTAAACGGCTCTTCAGCAATCTTAGACTCATCAAACAAAGGAACGTAACGCTCACCCCTATCACCCTTGATACGGTACTTGTCAGGCGCAACAAACCAAGGCTCACCATTACCTTTGTAATTAATTGGTAGAGGCTGATTAGCTTTACGCTCAGCATCAACAGCAGCTTGAATGTCTTCTTTAGTAACAATGCCAGCTTCGTAATCACGGATTAGGCGCATAGAGGCAGGCGTATTAGTACGCTTAGCCACCTCAAGGTAAGCCTCAATAGGATCAATGATCTTAGGAGTCTCAGGGCGATTAATTGCTGTCTCAGGAAGATCCTTAGTAAACTTAACCGGAACGTCCAAAGATTGAATAGAAAACTTACCTTCAATTTGTGGATGAGGAATAATTGTCAAGCTATCAGGATCACCGCCTTGGTTCTTAAGCATGTTCTGCATAACCAGTAAACGGTTCTGCGCGGCACGTTCATCTAATGCTCTTGTGTCCACAATTTTGGGAACAGGTGTCTCTTGAACCTGAGCAACCTCTGGCTGTACGCCCGGAGTCTTAGAGGACTCACCAGTAGGTAGGCCAGCGTCTAAACGCAATTGGTCAACTTGAGCTTGCTTGGCTTCTAAATCCTCACGAGGTGTAGCTACAGGAACCTGTTCCGCCAAACTAGGCTTGCTAGTATCTGGCGTAGGAACCTCTGGGACTTGAGGAGGAATACCTTCTTTTGCAGCCTTCTCAATCTGTGCCTGCTCATCAGCATTAACTTTTTTTGCAAGCAAGTTAACACGCTGTTGTGCGGCTTCTTCAGCATTGAGCATTGGTTGTTGTTCTTGCTCTGGTTTGATACCAACGATAGATTCAATCTGTTTAACAATGTCAGAAGATAAATTGTTAGGATCAAACTCAGATTTAGGTGGAGGTGGAGCAACGGCACCGGGTCGTCGAGCCAATCCAGCCGCACCACCCAAACCTACGCCACCAATAGTGGCCATAGCCGCAGCTTCACCCAGACCTTCAGTCAAACTCTGCTCAGGTTTGACTTGTTGCATAGCCAAGTTAGAAACAAACTTGCCACCAACTTCTTCAGGAATCTCACCAAGGGTTTCACCAGCAGCGGTACTACCAGCAGTTCTAAGACGACCACCAAGGCCAGCAATACCTTTACCGGGGACACCAGCCAATACTTCCTCAAGCTGACGAGCACCGGGTAGACGCTGAGCCAACAGAGAAATAGTACCTGCGGCGGCACCAGCTTGACGGGCTAATCTTAAAGAGCCTTCTGCGGCTTCTGCGGGACTAGCACCCTTACTAACCAGTTCTTTATAAATGTTCTCGTATGCACCAGCACCTACGTCAGCACCCTGCTGTACACCACCAGCACCGACAGCGCCGGCGACAGCCGCTTTACCGGCAGTAGCTTCAGCCGCACCAAGACCCCTAGCCGCCATGCCTACGCCGCGAGCAGCACCAAAAGGAATTAACAACTGAGGAGCTTGCTCTGCAATGAAAGACAACAGTAATCCGGGATCTTTAACAGTCTCACTAAGTGCAGTACCGAACGCTTGGAACTGACCTTCCTTAGCAGACTCAGCAACTTTCCTAGACCGCTCAGCCTCACGAGCTTTAAGGCCAGCAGACTTCATCTCTTCAGCGTACTTAGAAATTCCCTCACCAGCACCCAAAGCACCAGTCTTAGAGAAGTCTCCAGTAGCTAAGCCATAAAGCTGGCCGGGCAGTTGAACAAGAGATCCAATACCGCCAACGACACCAGCACCAATGTCTTTAGCAGCTTCTCCGTATGTTCTTTCCGTAGAAGGAGCTACAGGAGCGGGAGCAGTCCTAAGCGAACGGTATGCAGAGGCAACCGTATCAAAATCAGGTGACCCCTTTTTATCTTGGTTCTGTACTAACCACTGTGCATACTGTTCTGCTGTTGCCATTACTTCACTCCAACAATTGCATCTGCCGCTTTAAGTAAATCACTTTTAGGTGCGTTTTTGCTACCTGATTGTTGCATTTGTTGGTCAATAAGAGTCTTACGAATGGTGAAATCATCAGGTATAGGCTGCTTAGCATCTTTGGCCGCTTTCCTCTGACTTGCAATATAACCCGGATTATTCTTTAGGAAATTATCCACATCATCCGCAGCTTGGCCATAGGTAAGTTGACCTTTAGCAGCAACTCCAAGAGTCTTAGCCTCACGCATAGCATCCAGTCTAGGTATGCCAGCTTTAACAGCCTCTGCAACAAACTGTTCTTCAAAGGAAGCACGTTGAGCTTGAGGAATATTCTTAAGCCTCTTCTCATAATCAAACCGAAGAGCAGCTAACTCTTTCTCATTACGCAGACGCATAATTTCGCGGTTGTCAGCACTTTCAACCTGAGCACCTTGGCTAAGTAATAGATTGTTATCTTTAGCAGCGTTTTGTTTAAACTCAGCAGCTTTATTCTTGTGATCGAAAGCGGCTTTAAAGTCACCCTTTGCATCAGCAATACGGGCATTCTCAAGTTCACTCTCCATCTTTGTAAGATTAAAGTTACGCTGTGTTACCAACTCTTGCTGAGACAACTCACGAGCACGGGCACCTTCCATAGAAGCTAGGAAGGACTTACCAGCACCAGTACCTAGACCAGCTAAGCCACGGCCACGGATACCACGGGTAGACTCACCACCCTCAATTAAACCTTGCCACAAAGAAGCACGAGCACGATCTTTTTCAGCTTGGTCAAAGGCAGCTTGCTGTTTGTCGTAGCCCTGACGCAGACCTGCAATGCCTTCTTCAAGCTTCTGACCCTGCTTCATATTTAACAAAGGATTTTTAACGGCAGCAGCAGCACGTTCAGTCTCATAGTCAGGAAGCGTTGGCGTAGGCTCAGCAATTCTTGTTTTAAGCATGTCAAGCAAAGGAGATGCTGGTGCCGCTTGTTGCGGTTGTGGTGGTGCAACAGGTGGTGCAACAGGTGCATTCTGTTGCGTCATTTGTGGAGGCATAGCATTAACTATACCGCCGGGTGGAATGTTTCTTACCTCGGGCTTAGGAGGAGGCATTGTTCCAAGAGTTTCGGCAGGAGGAGTTCTACCCACTAAACGTGGATCATTTTCCATTCCGGGATTGATAAATCCTTCATTGGCTACTGCCGCCATATTTTTATCACGCGATTCGTCTAATTTACGTTGACGTTCCAAACGTTCTCTACGAGTCTGACGCGCCCATATTGGAAGATCTTCATCCTCAACCAACTGCTTACCTTCTTTATTGGCAAACGCAACAATACCGCCAGAGCCAAAGTTCATCTCTCCAGTTGGCAACGTTGCCACTCCAGAGTCTTCTGGCATGGCTTGCATCTGCGGCTCAGGCACACCGGGCGGAACAGGCATCTGAGCTTGAGAACCTTGCTGTGCCATTTGCTGAGCCATCTGTCTTTGCTTAGCAGCTTGCAACTGCATGACACCCATTTGCTGTTCAATGTTTTCTTTGACAGTACCAGTGGGAGCTTGAGCAGACTTTTGCTCCATCTGCTTACGGCGGTTTAACTCGCCTAAAGCCAAGTAAGGAGGAACCTCTGGGTTCATGCCATTTGCATAGGACATGATTGCCTGTGTAGGCATATCCTTTAAACGCTCTTGTATTTGAACGAGATTCATGTCTTATCCTTAAAAAAGACCAAGTTTCTTAAGCAAGTCATAAGTAGATCCTAGTGTACCCAATGTAGACTGCAATGATCCCAAGCCTGTTTGTGAAGCGGGAGAAGTAGAAACTGTAGAGATTGGTAAACCTTGAAGCATAGACTGCAAGTATTGAGTCTGTTTCATTGGGTAGTCACGCTGAGCCAAGAACTCGTTGTAGTCAGCAGTGATACCTTCTTGTTCAATACCGCGTTGCTGTGCCCCAGCAGTAGACATCATGTCAGCCAAAGTCTTAGCCTGACCTTGCTCAGTATTAAACTGACCCATAGCTTTGTCGTAAGCGTTAGAGTAACCTTGACCAACAGTCTTGTTCATCTCTTGCATCATGTTGCGGTTGTTTTCTGCATTCATGATTGCTTGACGACCACCACCAAAACCACCAGCCTGAGTCATTTTAGCGTTGGTGTTCATGTTGGTAATATCATTTTGACGGCGTAACTCATCCAGTTGTGGATTAAGTACTGACTGCAAATATGGGTTCATGTACTGCGCGGCAATACCTGATGGGCCGGCAGGGGCAGATCCAGAAGGAGCATTCATGTTTGGCAGTTGATATGCACCAGTGGAGCTAAATGATTGACCAAGTTGACTTGGAAAGTTAAGGCTTCCAAGACCTTTAAATACATTACTTTGCAATCCTGATTCACCAGCCGTCATTGGGCCTTGGTAAACCTGATAGGGTTGATTGGAAATAGCCTGAGCTTTTCCAAGCATGTCCGTTACATAACCACCCGCCCAGTCGGATAGTGTGGACTGTGAGGAGGTTCCGGGTGCTGGTATAGTAGCCATGTTAATCCTTAAGCGGGAAGATGTTTATCAGCTTTTGTATTAGCTGCAATGTTTTTAGCCTTGGCGCGGCTAGCTTTAATGCGATCCATCATGGCGTAGAGTTTACGTGCTCCAGCCTCTGTAGATCCATTGCCCAGTTCAGAAACAATACGAGCAGGTACAACAAACTCACCGTCAGCCAAACGTGCGGGTTGCTTATCACCAATGGTTGCAGGGATGTCATCAGATACACCGTCACCGGGGCCACGTAGTAGTTGTCCACCATCTGAGTATCCTCCTAAACTAGCTATTCCGCCTTGTGCATATCCGGGTTCTATTATTTGATTTGCAGGAGGTGTAACAGTAGAATTTGCTGGAGGAGGGGCTACTGTTGTATTAGCCGTAACTGGTTGGTATGTCGTTGGACTAAAATAAGTCACACCACCAGAGCCGGGGCGGCGAGCCATATAGTTAGGGCCAAGAGCCTCTTGGTATTTAGATTGAACAGTTGCAGTAGGAAGGTTAACAATTCCAGCTACCCGTTCAGGACTGATTCCATATTCATTCATCCCACGAGCAATCATAGCTTCTGTCATGTTGGGACGAGAAATAAAGTCTTTAATATCTTGATTGCTTAACTTAGATGTATAAGGAGCAGAGGTTAAAGGAACTGCATATTGCCTACGCTCTGCTGTGTATTGAGGAATACCACCTTTGTAACCAGCATATCCACTGCTACCGCCACCCATAATTTGGTTAAGCAAACCAGCGGCACCAGCCATACCTACAACGCTACCAATACCGCCGCCTTTAAACAAGTCAGCTAAAGATCCCGTACCAGTCCTAGTATCAAACGTCTGACCCTGAGAATCAGTCCACACACCATCTTTGTATGTCCAACCAGTTAATTGATTGGTGCCAGATGTATTGTCCAACTGACTAAAACTAGGAGTTGATCCAGTATCTAACCCAGTAGGGTCAGTCCCCCCAAGATCAACCCAATCTCCAGTCATTTCATTGTAGTAACCAGCCATCTCAGCCACCCTTCACAATATTAATTAAGTCTTCAAAAGACATTGAATCACTAGATTTACCTAACACCAAATCCAATGCGTCATCAGTGCTATTTTCCTTGTTTTTCTTCTCTTCGGCAATGTCTTCCATAAGTTCTCCCTGTGCTCCCGCTTTAGTCACACTGAGAGCGCGGTAATCTTCATCCTCAAGTTCACCCTTTTTATTTAACTTTTGCTTCTTAGAGCCAAACTCTTTACCGTAGTAGAAGACATTAGCCAGTTGAGGTAGGCCAAAAGCAGCAGCAATGTTCTGTGCTTGAGGCATTGTGAACGGCTCAACAGACTTAGTAGGTGTCAGACTAATTCGCACTGTCGGTGTAATACTAGGCGTAGGTGTAATACTTGGAGTAGGTGTTACAGATACGCTTGGAGTCGGTGTAATACTAGGCGTAGGTGTAACCGTCGGCGTTACAGAAACACTTGGGGTAATACTTGGCGTAGGTTTAATGCTAGGCGTAGGTGTAATAGACACCGATGGCGTAACAGTTGGAGTTACAGATACGCTAGGAGTAACCGTAGGCGTAATAGATACACTTGGTGTAGGTACAACAGATACGCTAGGAGTAACTGTAGGTTTTACGGATACAGTAGGCGTTACTGATGGAACCACAGTTGGGGTAACCGATACAACTGGTGTTATTTCAGGGGTCACAGATACAACCGGAGTTACCTCTGGAGTTACAGATACTACAGGCGTAACTTCTGGGGTCACAGAAACCACGGGCGTAACCTCTGGTGTCACAGATACCACTGGAGTAACTTCTGGTGTGACGGACACTACTGGAGAGACTACCGGAGTTACAGAAACAACAGGTGTAACTTCTGGAGTTACTGACACCACAGGCGTTACAACTGGCGTAACAGATACTTCCGGGGTTACAACTGGAGTTACGGACACTTCCGGAGTAATCACGGGCGTTACGGAAATCTCTGGTGTAACAATAGGAGTAACAGATATTTCAGGTGTTACAACTGGAGTGACAGATATTTCAGGTGTGACCACGGGAGTTACCGATACATCTGGAGTCACTACTGGTGTTACGGAAACATTTGGAGTAACTATGGGAGTAACAGATACTTCTGGTGTAACTGATACATTTGGTGTGACCACTGGTGTAACCGATACGCCCGGTGTTACAACAGGGGTTACTTCTGGAGTTACATCAGGACTAACAACAGGTGTAGTCACTACCGTTGGAACAACTTTAATAGATGCACTAACTGATGGAGTAACAGCAGGTGAAACAGAAACAACTGGAGTAGCTGTAACAGCAGGAGTAGTTGTTACTGCTGGATCAAAAGAAGTAATCTTGTCTAAGTCATCTTTATAAACAGGCTTACCATCCTCGTCATAAAACAATATTGTTTTACTTCCAGTAACAGCAGGAGTTGCTTGAACTGTTTTAACTTCTTGAGTTAATTCACCATCTTCATTTAAATATGGCTTAACAGTACTTAATGAATTAAAGTCAGGTATTGATGCGGAACTCCCAGCAATTTTTAGAGAATATCTAGTTTCTCCAGTGGCTGGATTATAAAAAGCGCCATAAGTTTCTTCATTACCACCAGCTTTAGTATCAAAAGTTACAGGCACGCTATATAAAACATTTCCTTTTGCATCTAAAATTGAATTAACTTTACCAACACCAGTATTTCCAGTTTGAAGAGAATTTAAAGCTATCCATGCTTGGCCAGCATCTGATTCAGACCATTCATTGCCATATAGTTTTGCATACTCTGACTGTAAATTTGCATCTTCGGGATTAGTAAGAATTGCATTATTTAACTGCTGTCTAAATACAGTCTGAGTACCTTCAGTAGCATAAGGCGATGTAATAATGCCCATGAAATCATCAAAAGCACCTTGTTTATAACCAGTCAACTGAGTAAAGTCAGCACTTTTCAGTAAGTTTTCTACAATTTTAATTGGGTTTGTAGATCCACTTTTTGCAACATCCGTAATTGCATCTGCAATACTATTAATAAAACTAGCATTAACATAACCACCTTGACCGCTCTTTTGAGCAAGTTCTAAAAGGTATGCTTTTGCTTTAACTTCTGCATCATTAGAAGCACTTAATGAATTTGTACTAAGAGCTTTAACAATATTGGCCGCGCTTGTAGCTGCATCTGCCTCAGTTACAGCAACCTTAGTACCAATAGTATCTAAGATAGTTTTAGCTTTAGCCGTAGATGTATCTACATCTACATTAGTTTTAGAAATAAGATCACCAACAGCACTCTTAGCTGCATCAACAACATAATCAATATTAGAATCTGATATGCCTTGAGCTTTTAAATAACTTCTAAATGCGTCAGTATCTACTTCATTAACATTTTTATATTGAGAAGCTGGATTAATTTCCCACCAGTTCTTTAATGTATTTATTGCAACTGGTATTGCAGATTCAGAAATTTTGTTAGCTAAGTTACTATAAATTTGTGGGCTATTTGATAGTAAATATGCAGCAGTAGCACCGCCACCAACACCAGTATTTGTATATGGTATTTTTTCTGCTTCAGTTAAAGTGACAGCTTGATTATCTTGGTACACCTGACCAGTTGGTGAAATAGCTGTTCCATCTGAATAGTATTTCCAGCCATACGCTACATCACCCTGTTTAGATGTATTTGGTATTTGATAAACTTGTGAAAAGCCAGTTCCAGAATCTGATACAAAACCTGTACCTGCCGCAGCAGTTGCTAAAGATGTTGGATAGCTCCCAGTAAATAAAGATTCAATTTGATCTAAAGTTACAGGTTTTCCATCAGCATCTATTCCAACAACAATGTTAGATCCTGTTGAAGCTACTTTTGTAGTTGATGTATCAGTGGCATTGCCAAAACCTTTAATCGTATCGCCAAAGTTTGTACCGGCGGATGCTATAGCAGACAAGTTGCCAGAGTTAAATGCTTTTATAAAGTTTGCAGCAGATGCCGCTATCTTTAAATCACTACTACCTGTCAGAGTACTAGCCGCATTAGCCATACCTGCATAGTCATTGTTGGCTATGGCGTTACCAAGGTTAGCCCAGTTAACAGCAGTACGAATTTCTGGTGGCAGTGTTGTGCCTGCTAAGTTCATACCGGAATTGATTACACCAGCTAGGTTCTTGGTATCAAGAGCATTAATTACTGATGCCGCATCTTTGGCTGTTTTTATATTACCAACATTTTGAGCTAACCAGCTATTGTTATAAAGCTGTTCTGCGCCGGCAAGATCACCTGCTTTAATAAGAGCATTGATCTCCGAAGTAACATCAGCAGCAAACCCTGAAGCTGAAGTTAATGCACTAAAAGCAGCAGAAGCCCACTGGCCATTCTGTGCAGCCTTGGCAGCGTTGTAAGCTTGAATGTAAGGGGCTGCTGGTGGGTATGCTAAAGATACAGCAGTTAAAACTACTGGAAGAGTGTTCTCTTTAAAGTCAGCCCAGCCATTCTTAACTTCTGTAGTTGTAGGAATAGCTAAACCAGTATTGGTAAACGTAAACCCATAGTTGGTTTCGTTATTACCTAACGTTGTACCTTGAATGTTAAAAGCTTTGCCAGTTTTTTTGTTATAGATTTCTTCTTCTTGATATTCTTCTGTGCCAGATTCAGTTTCTCTGGTTTTTGTAACTGTGCGTTTGCCAATATCAGCAAGACTTGTAATATCTTCGGCAGCTAACTTATTTGCAAAGTCCCACAGAACAGCTTCTTTAGAACCTAAGCCGCCTTTGTCTTTTCCTAATGCGCCGCCTGTAAAAAGACTATTCATCCCTTCAAGATTAGAGATGTTGTTAATCTGGTCAAACAAAGATTTATTTGTACCTGTAGCAGTTGTCCAAGCTGGGCCACCGGTATAACCAAAAGTACCATCAGCATTCTTGGTAATACCCAGAATTTCTAAGCGCCAAGGCTCCCATGTGTTAAGGGTAGAAGCATTGACTTCACCATAACCGGGAACGTCTAGCAGTTTCCCATCACTACCAGTAACAAATAAACTATCAATAGTTTTTGGTGAAACAGAAACTACTGGAGATACAAAAGTACTTACTTTAGGCCCATATACTCCTTGTTGTAAAACAAAGTCTAATGTTGAATCACCAAGTTGATAATGATCTTGAAGCTGCTTTGGCGTTATGTTATTGGCTTTTAATAGCTTTGCTGTTTCTTCATAGTCACCGTTGACCCACGCATTTGAAATTTGTGTAAAAACATTATTTAAATTATTGCTTCCTGTAGCGCCAACAACTGTATCGTTACCCGCAGCACCAACTAGAGTATCGTTACCAACAGCACCAACTAAAGTATCAATACCTTTAGTACCAACAACTGTATCGTTACCTTTTGCACCAACCAAAGTATCGTTACCCGCAGCACCGACAACTGTATCTATTACCTTGGGCGCATAACTTCCCCGTCCAAATACAAAATCTGCAAGATTGTCATCAAAATTATAGTAAGACTTAAACTGAGATTCAGTTAATCCAGTACTATTAAGTAGACCACCAACTGTATCGTAAGCACCTTTATTTAGTGCTGAAGTAATAGAGTCATAAGGATTTGTGACTACTTTTGTGATGTTTGAATTTAAATCTGTAGCACTATCTGTTATTAAATCCGTACCTTTAGTTGCAGCTAAAGAACCTAATCCAGAAGTTGTATTGTTTGCAGTAATATTTGCGCCGGGAAGTGAAGCAAGACCTGCTGGATTAGCTGGAGCAGAAGCCGCTTGATAACGAGACTGTACATTTCCAAGGTCTGCACCAGTAACGCGAGCAACATCTTCTGGCGTTACACGGTAAGTATCCATGTCACGAGCAATTTGCTCATCAGACTTTTTATCTGGCGATGCAAAGTAATCAAATATGTCTTTGTCTGATATTGCCATTATCCAACTTTCCAATCTGTGCCGTCAGAGTATACGGGGGTTGCTACTGCACCGCCACCTGATACCGTTGACCCAAATGTGGGGGTAGACGCATCTGTTACAAAAGACCTTGCACCCTTACCTGATGTACTAGCACTTGGCAACGTTGCCACTGTATAGTTTGTAAGTGCAGGAATAATGGAGTCTGCTTTTAACTGAGCCAAAATAGCATCGACCCTGTTGAAATACAAACGAAGCACATTGCTCAGTTGATTCTGATACTGCTCATTGTATTCAATAGGAGCTAACGGAAGGTTAGGTGCGGCAACCTGATTCAGTTCAAATTCTGAAGTAACAATCATGAGTTACCCCTTCTGCCGTCTTGCTTGATGTCAATACGCGGGCTACCCAACTGCCATGCACATCCAATTTGGTTTGATTCAATTTGAAGAATCATCTGGCGGCCACGCACCCTGATATACACCTGACCCGTAAACTCCTCAATCACAGCTGTGGCTGTGCGAGTTACCGTAGCTGTAGGATTTCCACCTAAAGAGATTGGATCGTTGTATCCAGAGCCGGAATTTTGCATGGGGATCAAGGTCATGGTCACGTTTGGTGATGCAGCATCAGATCCACGGAATGTAATGTCTGGCAGCATTCTCCAGACAAAGCCAAAGTTGTCACCGTCATCAATGTCAAACTCAGCAGAACCAATGATGGCGTTAATTGCAACCGCTGTGCCTGATTCATTATTGTCAACGCCGTATTCGTGGTTAACAAGGTTGTAGCTGTAGGTAGCCGCAACTGGGTAATCCCGCAAACCAGAATCCAGCCATGCAGTTCTTTTTAGGGTTCCATACGCCCACACATCTTCTGCGTAGTTGTACGTTACATACAGATCAACTTCATAGCTTCCGGCGGAACAATAGAACCACCATACTTCATTGAAGCCCTCATTAGTTCCAGCAAATACTTGTTCAGCTTGGCCAAGATTAATGTCACCATAAATGTGCTGACGAAGATCGCAACGTAAAGTTTGAACCCGACCATCGTATTTATAGAACTTATCTACGCCCATCCAATACACCACGCCAGAAGCAATAACAGCAGCATTAGAGCCTATGATTGAAATGTTATCGCCCAGAAGCTGGGTGCTCCAGATTGCTGGTGGGCCTTGGTATTGCAATGAATACAACGATGAATCAGTAAAAACCACAATCTCTTGGCGAGTTTGAATGGCTGTAATAATTTCAGAACCGTGCGACAACTGTGCGCTACCAGCTTGGCTGCTTGCAGATACCGTCCAGTTAACTACAGATTCTTGATCTGACCAACGAATTAACATGGGATTTTGAACAGTGTCCCCATAATCATTAGTTCCAAATGCAAACACAAACCGACTAGCATCAGAAATAATCAGGAAGTTTTGCATCAAGGGCACTTCGGATGCTCCAGTCAAACTAGATACTAAAACACCTCGACTGGTTACACCACTTGTGGCATCCCAATAATACAGCGCACCACCGCGTGGGCCAAAGACTAAATCTTCACCAAAGTTTTGTTGATTCCAAATACGCAAACTACTTAAGTTAGTCCCACCTGTGCCCCATGTTCCAGACCCCCAAGAGCCAGCACCCCATCCAACCAAAGGAATTGCGTAGGCTGGGCCGACGTTAACTTGGTAAGCAGCTACAACAGAAGCCCCGCCACCGGGGGATCCTGAAGCATCGGTAGCATTTGCCGTGGCTGATGCGGTGAACGTGTAAGTATTAGCCCCTGTTACTGTAATTTGATACTCGGCGTTTAAAACGGCTGCCGTGATATTTCCACCAAGCCCTACTGCCCCACTAAATGTAACAAAGTCGCCCGTCACGCCACCATGAGCCGTGTCTGTAACAGTGATGGTTGCAGAAGCATTTGTAGCTACAAATGGGTTATTGTTGATTGTGCTGCTGGCTCGGATGGGAGTGATGTCGTTGTAGTACCCACCTCTTTCAATGTAGAACTTTAAGTTAGTGCCTACACCTACAAGGTTTAAACCACCTAAAGTAATCCAGTTCCACAATGAACGGCAAACACCTAGGAATGTGTACGCTGAAATACGATCCCAGCCGCCAATTTTTTCTGGCGTACCCTGACGAAACCGAACTTTATCGGAAACGTACCAACCGTTCTCGTTGGTATAGCGAGTGTTTTCTTTATTGACACCGGCTTTCAACTGAAGTTTTTTTAGTGTCATTAATCAATCCAGTAAGGCGCACTCAGCCGTGCGGCGTTTTAACAGTCCCGGCAAAACCTTGCCGCCACCCTTAGTCCAGAGCATAAGTTGTTCTTTTGCCCCTTCCCAATCATTGGCATTGATTTTCCTCTTTAACGTGCTTGTTTGCAAGCGCCCCGTGCCTAAGTTGTAGCAGAAATCTACGATGGCATTGCACTTCCGAACGTCAGTAATCAAGCCGGGGCAGTTACGTAAAACACCGGGTAGATACGTATGCTCCAGTTCAATCATCAAAAGCGCCCGCGCCGT